TGGTATGAGATCCTCGGCCAGAAAGGCGTGATGGCTCTGCTCGGTGCCAAAGAGATCGACAAGCAAACTCTGGTCCACTCAAACGGTGACTTGGAAGAGATCACACTCCTTAAGACAGAGGACACGTTCGAAGAGATTGATAACCAACCTTTTGCGTGGGTCAAGATGGTCTGCCCGTCTACAGGAACCCAGTACTTACAGGGAGTAGAACCACATCACACAGATGCACGCTCAGCGATAGCTTCTCTCAGCCGATTGAACGCTGAAGACTACAGCTGGGATATGAGGTCTTAATCGGTACTTATGAAGATCGCAAAGCTAGAAGATACTAACAATGTTGATGTATTTAGAAATAGTGTCTACGATAATTTCCTTGGTATAATAAGTGACAAGGCTCTATTTAGTCGAGGTCCTATTTATGATCTTAATGATACTTTATATAATCAACTTTCTGTTAACCTAGAGTCAGCACTTTCAATTAACTTACGAGATAAATGGTTATGAATACAATAAAGAACATCTTATTCGGAGTCCCTGCAACGGGAGAAAATATCATCGATCGCCAACCAGGATTCAGAACGTACTATCCTGCAAACCAAGTAGAATTCAACTCGTGGTCTTATCTTTTAAAGGTAGGATCACGAGTACAGAGAAACAATCAAGTTAACCCGTGGTATAAGGACCGCAAATAAATCAGTTATGAAAGGCAGAGTATCGTTTATGAAGTTAGATGGAAGTTGGTACGCCGATCTTCCAGAGTACATAGAACAGGGCGGAACATTAGGCGAGTGTCTGATGGTGGCTGGAGCTCCTCAGTTGATAGAGATGCTGGGTGGAATAGACAGGTTGACAGTGGAAATATCTACAGAGTGGATGCAAAACTGTGACGCTATTCTGTCTAAGACCTACTCAACACAAGAGGATGACGAAGGCGAAGCCCTAAGTTCTGGTCCAGGCTGGTCATACTATGCGACGATGATACTTTCAAAATCTACCGATGAACCACATCGAACACTAAACGTAGGACTGTGTCCGGTGAACGCATGGGTTTTCGGAGGCACTCACCCTAATGTTATATTCATAAAACTCGTAAAGGATGAAGAAGATAAATAGGCTCAACCTGATCAGGATAGTATCGTTCATACTGTTCACCCTCTATCTCACTTTCAACGGTGTGGACATGAAGATAGGAGGCTTCAGGCTCTACGTTAACGGGCTTATAAAGCACTACAACGAGCAGAAGTAGCAGATATTTATAGCTATAAACCTGCACAGATGCTAGCATTACTTCTCGAAGCGACAAACGCTATGGTACCAGACACGGGCGGTATACAGAACTACGTCCTACAATACGGAATCCTTGGCGTTATAACGGTCGTTCTGGCCTACGTAGCGTTCCAGCAGTACCAGAAGCTTATCGAGAGAAACGAGATGCTAGAAGAGAAGATAGACCGCGTCCAGAAAGAGATGAACGAGCTGCTCGTTGAGGAGAGGGACAGGATGATGAAGCTCATCGAAGAAAACACGAAGGCGCTGAACGAATTGCAGAAGGCGATACTGAATTTCATGATCACAAACAAATAACTGGATGGAGGCACTGATAAACCTGTACGTCTTTATACTGTTCTTTTTGACCCTAGCGGTTCTGTCTGTAAAGAAGAAGAACAGGAAGATGGCCAGGTACTACACGCAAGAACACAAGAGTTAGATTTTTTAATACACAAACAAGGTTGTAATTTCATACAAAAGAATAATAGGTTATATGTCAGACGATTTAAAGTACTACTGCAAGGTTTGCAACACAGAGATACATCCAAAGAGAGCACAGCTTGGTTACAAGGACACATGCGTCAATCACTCAGAGGCTAAGCGATTCGTTGGCCTCATAGTCACCGAAGGGAAAGAGAGCGAGGAGGTATCCTCCATACAGGTAATAAGGGATCCGAAGATAGTCGAGGAGCTGGACAGGCTCAGATCTTCTTCCGGACCGTCAGATATTTATTAGAAACACAACAGGATGTCAAAAGTAAAAGAAGCGATCAGCAACCTCACGCACGAGGAGAAAGAGCAGATGCACCAGTACGCTACCTCTATAAAGGAGATAAAAAAGAAGATGGCAGAGATGCTGAACAAGTCAAGGCTGAGCACAGAAGAGACCGGCGGCAACAGGTCTTACGGCCTGGTATTGCAGGACAAATAATAAACAGGACGCATGGAACACACAACAGTTACGATGGAAGACTTCATAACGGAGATACGGGCCGCGTTAGAGTACGGAAAATCGCTCGGGTATGCTGAATGCTTGAACCAGACGATAAGCAAGAAACCGGAGACATCTAACCCCTCTGCCGCAATGAAGCACTACATAGAGACGCTAATAGAGGATTACACACAAAAATAAAGATATGATAGCGACACTAGTCTTATCGATCGCCTTCCTGATCTACTCGAGACGGAAGATGATGCGGGGTTACAGCGTGCCCGAGGATCACACAGGCTACGACGATCTCGCTCCAGAAACGAGCGTCGAATACAACAGATATTAAAATCTAAAGTGCAATTTCATCGTAGATTTTGCGCTTTGGATTTTTTTTTAATACCAAATACAAGTTACAGAACATGGAGAGCGTAATACAGTTTACAAAGGAAGACATAAAGGACCAGGAGATGCTGCACAGGATGGTGCAGGAGGAGGCCAAGAGGATATACGAATCGGCGCAGGCGAGGAAGGGCAGGTCCTGGAAGGTCATAGAGGGCAAGGTGTGGCAGGGAAAGCCGGCAGAGGTCTGGCTGATAGAGAACATGGGATACACGGTGGCACCGCCGGTCACGAACGCGAAGGGGGACCTGACCTACTACCACGACCTAATAGACCCGAACGGCGTGGACATAACGGAGGTCAAGGCCTGGAACCCAAACTACATCACAACAGGCGTGGAGTCCACGGTGTACAAGATCAAGAGCGGAACTTGGAACATGAGCACACAGATGATCGTGTTCGCGTACGAGCCGCAGGAGTACAGGTACACTTACGTAGACAAGATCAAGATCAGATAAGTTTCACACCGGTACCAATACGATCAAAAGTGCAATTTCTTAACCGACTTTGCACTTTTTCTTTTTCTGTCAGATGAAGGATGTTATCTTTACAAGACAAACAATCGATGTTATGAAAAAGACAGTACAGATAGTAACTATACCTTTGAATAAAGAAGGTTGGAGTAAGGATGAATTACTTAAACATATAATTAAAGATAATACTCAATACAGTCAAGTAGGGGATTATAAATTAATTAATGGTGGTAACAGTCTTAATGCAAAATGTTGGCAAGCACAACAACTACTGGTTCTTAGTGATGATGAGATACAGGAAGGTGATACTTTTCTTGATAGTTTTGGTAAGATTGATACATATCTTGAAGGAGAATTTCAACCGGCATCAAGTAGTAGAAAAATAATAGCCAGTTATCCTCAGTTATCTACTACTCTACCAATATCTAAAGAAACAGTACAGGCTTGGATAGATGCAGGTACACCTGGAGAAGGTAGTGTTGAGATGATACAAAAAAAGCCTGTTGGTTGTTCTATTCTTAATTGTGAAGGAATGCGAACAGAAAGTTGTGATTGTTTTGATGAAAAATGGAAAATTCCTAAACTTGATCCTCAAGGTAATCTACTATTAGAGTTTGGTGAGAAAGACGAAGATTATTACGATGAAGATATTTACGATGCGGTAATCGATTTTAGAAAAAAACATCCAGAAAAAGTAAGCGTAGTAAAACCATCTATTCCTACTGATGAAGAGATAAAAAAGAAAGCGGCGAAAAATTCTTCTAGCTATAGAGCGAAAGCTGCGGCAATAATATCATATACCGAAGGTTACAAACAAGCACTAAAAGATTTAGGACATGAATAAAGAAACAGTAGAAGAAGCAGCGTTAAATAGTATAAAAACCTGTGAAAGCAGATATCCAAATTATTATGATGGATTTGAAGCAGGTGCAGAATGGCAGAAAGAACAATCCAGTACAGAAGCTATTGATTTCATGTTATTTAGAGATAAACATTTTCATAAATTTCATGATAAATGGAGGCTACATACTGACTTCACACAAATTTTCACTATACCACAACTATACGAACTATACAAACAATCGATGTTATGAAAGGCACGAGTATAATCGTAGTAAGCGTATTACAGAGATGCAATCTATCGAATAGACATCCCAAAGTATTTGTATCCCCTTCTGTACTCGATCATAAAGTATACGAATTCTATGCTCAATTTCACAGGCCGATACTCGAATTTACACGTCCGCTAAAAACACAACTAGACGGTGAGAGAGATATATAAATTTGACATGAGGTTTTATACAAATATGGATTTATTAGGTAATACTAGTAATCCTGCTCAATTTCCTTTATTTGAATGGAAAAGACTATATAGCAGAAGTGTGTTAATTGCAATATCCCCAATACAAGACCAAATAAAATATGAAAGACATCAGAGCTAGCATACTGCACAAGATGACGTACGTAGAGACGTTTGGCTACATAGTCGTAGATCAGTTAGGACCTCAACCGTTCGATGATGGGATACCAGAGCATGCCAGGTTTCTATCGATACAAT